GGCAAGACCCACCTCGCCGGCCGCGCGACCGCGTGGTTCGTGTGCACCAACCCGATCGGCACCGGACTCGTGGTCACCACCGCCACCCGGTTCCGGCAGGTCCGCAACCAGCTGTGGCCCCACATTCGCAAGGTCGTCGCCAGGGCCAACCTGCCCGGCGTGTGCGACACCGTGCAGTGGAAGGTGCCGGACATGTACGGCAACGAGGTGCAGGTGGCCTACGGCTTCTCCGCGCCCGACAACGACGAAGCGGCCATGCAGGGTATCCACGCGATCAAGCTGCTGCTGATCGTGGACGAGGCCGGTGGTATCTCCAAGATGGTCGGTGAGGGCACCAACAACCTGCTCACCGGTGACGCGCGCATGCTCGCGATCGGCAACCCGGCCATGGACGACCCGGGCTCGTGGTTCGAGGACATTACCGAGGAGGGCTTCAACAGCGAGGAGACCACCACCACCAGCATCCGCATCGCCACCCCCGACTCCCCCGCGATCACCGGCGAGACGACCCCGCTGTGCCGGGAGTGCCCGACCGGCGTGCCGCCGCACCCGCTGTCCAAGCACCTGCCCGATCAGGACTGGATGGACCGCACGATCCGGGCCTACGGCGAGGACCACCCCTACGTCATCGCCAAGGTCTACGCGAAGTTCCCCAAGGACGCCGGCAACAAGATTCTCCCGACCAGCTGGGTGGAGAAGGCCCGCGAGGCGGACGAGCCCGAGGGCAAGGAGTACGCCCGCCTGTGCGACATAGGCGTGGAGGGCGAGTGGGACAAGATCATGGTCCGTCGTGGCGCGTGGATCAGGCTCGGTGTGGACGTTGCCGCGGCCGGTGGTGACGAGTTCGCGATCTACCGGGCGATCGGTGACGTGATCCACCAGCGGCACGTGAGCTCGGGCACCGCCAACAGCAGCTCCGTCGTGGTCGCCAAGAAGGTGCTCGAGGAGATTCAGCAGGCCGAACGGCTGGCCACGGTGCTGGGCTCCCGGGCGCAGATCAGGGTCAAGATCGACTCCATCGGTGTCGGGTGGGGTGTCTACGGCCTGCTCGAGGAGTGGGGCAGGGAGAAGAAGCACAAGGCGAAGATCGTCGCGGTGAACGTGGCCGAGAAGCCCGGCAACGACGACGAGGGCGCCGAGATGCGCCCGTTCCGCAAGCGTGACGAGATGTGGCTGGCCATGCGGTCGCTGCTGCAACCGGACCCCCGGACCGGGGAGGGACGCATCCGGCTCCACATTGACGACAAGGCGGCCGCGCAGCTGTCGGTGCCGAACTTCACCAACCAGGCCGGTGGCCTCGTGGTGGTCGAGTCGAAGGAGTCGATGCGCAAGCGTGGCCGGAAGTCTCCTGACCGTGCTGAGGCGGCCCTGCTCGCGGTGTACGAGCCGGAGCCGATCAAGCGCAGGAAGAACCGCGGCATCATCGGCGGCGCCGCGTAGGGGGCGACGCAACGGGTTTGTTACCTGTAGCCCCATTCGTGCGTTCTTTGTGACGAGAGTGGCTTGTGTGGAGGAGCCCAGCCGCGCTCACCACGGGAAAGCGTCCCCGTGACCCCGCCAGAGCCACCTACTCGGAGAACCCATGACTGAGCTCCCCATCACCACGCCGATCCCCAACAAGAAGCCGAACGAGAAGGTCCCCGAGAAGGACCTCTCGCACAACTGGCTGGTCAACGCGCAGGTGTTTGTCGATGCCAAGACCGCCAAGCACGCCGACTTCCGCGGCTCGTTCCGCGTGAAGGAGCAGACCCGGATCGAGGCCCTGGACGTGATCTGCGGCGACTGCCGCCGCCCGTATGAAGACGTGGCCGACCAGCCCTGCTCCGCGAAGATCGACAACCAGCACCTCATCGGCGGCGACCAGCGCGAGAGGGCCAAGCGCATCGTCAACAAGCTGCCAGCGAACGCCGTGATCGTCCCCGGCCCGCGGATCAACCGCTACGGCATCGACGCCGTGATCCGCAAGGAGCTGTGAGGGCGCGACGTAAGCCACCCCGAACCGGCACCGTCCGCTGCCGTGAGCACCAATCCGCACGAGTCGCCCCAGCCGCGCCCTCCGATCGCCGTCTACAGGGAGGTCGCCGGGCTGCTGCTGCTCGTGCTCGGCGTGGCCCTGGTGCTCTTCGCGGCATACCGCGCGAGCACTGACCTCGGCATCGCGCTGACCGGCCTCATCGTCGGCGGCACGGGCCTGACCATGACCATCGGGAGGAACTGACCGTGGAGTTCCTGCCCGCGCTGCGCGGGGTGAGCGACGGCGCCGAATCCAAGGCGTTGGCCGTCCCCACCGAGTCCAAGATGCTGACCCTGCCCGGGTACTCCTCCACCACAGTCCTGTCCTCCGGGGGGTATGCCGGCAACGGCTACCACCGCGCCGACGCGTGGGACATGGAGCGGGTGATCGCTGAGGGCTACGAGCGGGTCGTCTGGGTCTTCCGGTGCGTCGAGCTCATCAGCGGGCACGCCTCACGGCTCCCCTTCCAGATCGGCCGGAACATCGGCACCGACACCGAGGAGCGGCTGGCCGCCCACCCGCTCTACCGGGTGCTCAACAAGCAGGCCAACCCCCTCGAACGCGGCCGCCACTTCCGCAAGCGGCTCTCCGCCCAGCTGCTGCTGTCGAAGAAGGGCGTCTTTGTCGAGGTGCAGAAGTCCCGCGCCGGGACGATCGTGCGCCTCGACCTGCTCGACCCGGGCCGTGTGCGGATCATCGAGGACGAGCACGGCGAGTACATCAAGCACTACGAGTACACCCGACGCGACGGGCAGGTCCGCGAGATCGACCCGGCCAAGGTCCGGTGGATCAGGGAGCCGCACCCGACCGACCCGTTCTCCGGCACGACCCCGCTCGAGGCGGGCGGCATGAGCGTGCAGCTCGACTTCCTGTCCCGGCTCTACAACGTGTCCTTCATCCAGAACGACTCCCGCCCTGGCGGCATCCTCGGCGTGGACGCGGACACCTTGGACGACCAAGAAATGGACCGCATCGAGCGGAAGTTCAAGCCCGGTGCGCACCACGCCGGCGAGATGACCGTGATCGGCACCGGCCCTGGCGGCATGAACTACGTGGACTCGACCACGAAGCCCCGGGACATGGCCTACGGCGAAATGGCCGCCAACGCCAAGAACGAGGTCCTGTCCGCGTTCGGCATCGGTGAGTCGCTGCTGGGCAACGCGGCCGGGCGCACCTACGACAACGCCGAGTCCGAGCTGTACGGCTTCTGGACGCAGGTCATGCCCTCACACCTCGAACTGATCGCGGGCGCGTTCGAGCAGGACATTGACGAGGAGTGGGACCCGTTCCTCGACACGTCCGGCATCGAGGTGTTGGAGCTGCCCCGCCGTCGCGATCGCGAGGAGGCCCTGCGCGAGTTCAACTCCGGCCTGCGATCCATTGACGAGTACCGCCCGCTGGCCAAGCTGCCGAAGATCGGTCTGGCGCAGACCCGCGCCCTGTGGATCAGCCCGGCCAAGGCCCCTGTCCCGACCCGTCCCGAGGACGCTGCCGCTCTCGGCATGGAAGCGCCCGGCGCTGCCGCACCCGCGCTGCCTGCCGGCGCACCCGCTGCGGGTGACGAGTCCGCCGCGGCCGCGGTCGCCGCCGCCGACGGCGCCACTGGTGGTGCCGTCCCTGCCGGTGGCACCGCCGCTGACGCTGTGCGCGAGGCGAACGAGGCCACCACCACGCAGGACGCGCCCGGCGACGCCGCGGCCGCCGTCGCGGAAGCCTCGGCCACGAACCCGACCACCCCACCCACCGGCGACGCCGCGGAAGCCCTTGAGGAGGCTCGACGCAGCATGGAAGGCAAGGCGTTGGACCCCAGCACGCCACGCACCGGACCGCAGACCGTCGAGCACGACCCGGGCGAGCAGGAGGCAGCCGCTGCCGAGCTGGCCGTCGCTGCCGCCCTGACCGCTCTCCTGGCCCGCCAACAGGGCGTCACGCAGGCCAAGCTCGACTCCCCCAAGACCCGGAAGGGCACGAAGTTCTGGACCGCTGACGGGCCCGACGACACCCGTGGTGGTGACGCCGAGCTCGACGCGGCGAAGGTGACCGACGCGGCGAAGTGGCAGCAGGAGGTCGTGGACACCCTCTCCCCCGTCCTGATGCCCGCAGCGTCCGCGGCCGCCGCATCACTGCTGACCACCATGGCAGGCGCCGGCGTGATCGCGACCGCCACCGACGCCACCGAGATCAGCGCCCTGGCCGCCAAGATCGCGGTCTCCCCCACGCTCGTGGCGGTGGCTGCGGCCGCCAACGCCATGTCCGAGCTCGTGGAGGACCTGACGCAGGTCGTGCGCACCGAGGTCGCCGCCACCGACTCCACCGAGGTGGTGAAGGCGAAGGTGCGTGAGTTCTTCGCCAAGCACGGGGACGAGTTCGCCCGCAAGATCGCCACCACGGCGGCCCACTCGGCGGTCAACGGCGCGCGTGACGCGGCCGCCAACGCCATGGTGGGTAT